CCGGACTGCTCGCTTTTAGTTACTGGTGTTGGTGCCGCCATACTGATGTCCTCTCTGTTCGATTACTGGTAATACGTGGCGGAGGTGCGGCACCCCGAAAGGCACCGCACCATCGATGTGATCGTCTAGCTAGAGCCAGACGAACCGTAGATACCCCGTACATCACCCCAACCGGAAGACTGAGCAAACTGACCAGATATCTTGTAGTCTTTGGTGTCAAAGTCATAGATATAGTCCGTGTTGAATTCTTCACGGGTGTAGGTCAACAACTTGTGGTTTGCCTTCTCAGCGAGGAGGAACCACGCGTTGGTGTCGGTAAGGTAATCCCATACGACCAACTGCAAGCCCAACCCGTTGATCGGGTTGACTGCCGATTCCGAATCGCCGGAACCACCGTAGTTGACCGTGGGGTTGCCACTGGAGTCGAGCAAGCGGCTGGCAGTAAACTGCGTGTCCGGGGGTACCAAGAGGTACTTAGGACGGATCGCCAGTTTCTTGCCCGCACCATCAACGAAGACCTTGCGGAAGTCGATGAGGCCGGTTTCCAGGGACGTTTTCGACAGATCCGCTTGTGACGAAGGTTCGTTGCGGAACGTGCCACCGTCTTCGCGTACATGGTTGGACGCAAACAGTTCGATGCCATCCGGGCCGGTATACGAAGACGAGAACCCGTTGTTGAAGTGATTGGCAAGGATGGTCTCTTCGGTAGCGTTGGCAGAATAGGCCAATTCAATAGCCATATCTTCCATCACTCCGTAGAGTTCGTCCCGCATCATTTCACGGGTTGCCCGCATACCAAGAGCGTAGTCCACATGAGTGAACGTGCCCTTATGCCCTTCGACCATCGAAGAGTAATTGATCGACTCGCCCTCTAGCTTAGTCTGCAAGAGTCCGACCCCACCAACTGTTTGCGTGTTTTCCTGGTACTGCGTCGATTCGCGGACGTTGAAAAGCCCGCGTCCGATCTTATCGCGCTGGTCATAGGCATGATGAATAACCATATCTATGCCGCGCAGAGTGGTAAGATTACTAAAATTACCGGTTACGCTAATTGCTGGCATTGTTAGTTACTCCCCTATACGCCCGCAGTACTACCGGTACGACGATGTGCAGCCCACTGGACGATGTAATCAGCATTATCGCCAATAGCATTCTTCGTGCCGTCAGTATTGTCAGATAACAGGATATCCATAAGGATGAACTGGTTGGTGCCAGAGGCATCCAACGTGCTCGTATCGATTTCCTGGGTGGATAGATAAGTGGTGGTGTTCAGCGTAGTAAACGTCGAATCACCGGTTTCACCGATATGAGCTTGGACTATGGTATCGCCCGCCCCATCGTCTTGCGCTTGCATGACCTGATTGGGGTCAATTGCCAGCGGGACTCTGCCCGCAGTGCCAGTAGCCGAATGTCGAATAGACACACCAACGGTATTGGTCGTATCACCAGCCGCACCGGCAACATCTACTCCACCGTCTGTAGTCTGCAATACCACATCGTTGATACCAAAAGCGGCAGCGGCGGCATCCTTGTAGAGGTGCTTCACTGCAAGCAGTGGACCCCAAGGCTTGAACCCGTATGCCCTATCTGGATTTGCCATTACGATCTATTACCCTCTCGTATATTGATGGACCCTGTACTCAGCCCACGCTCTGCCGCTCTGGCGAGGTTCCTCGCTTGAGTGGCATCTGCGCCCTTACGCACTGCGGTGTCGTAGACGTTGCGAGCATGGCTTTCCAGCTTGCGATCAAAGTCCTCTTTGCGGGCCGATAGGCTGTTGTCGTTTTTGCGCGTCTGGATGGCATCCATTCGTTCCCTCAACTGTGCCGGTGCTTTCATCAGCACCATTTCGTTTGTGCGGACGGTATCGTCCTCACTGCTGTTGTTGAGGTTCGGGACAGTGTCACCCTCTTCGCGTTTGACGAGCTCCCAACCCATATCCTTATTGCGATCCACGTTACGCGGGGCAACCCATCGGACTCCCCCACCATCGCGTGTCGCACGTTCTTTGATCACTGCCGGGACGTAGAGCGCATCGAAGGCATCATCGTCATTGACAACTTCCAGTTCCCCGGATGCCTCAATGGCGTTTTGGCTTTTATCCAACTTCTCCGGTGTCTCATCCAGTGACCCTCGCTCAAACCCTGCAATCACCCGAAACAGGTGTATCCTGCTCATATGATCGCGTAGCTTGCCCGGTTGGGCCTTACCTTCGAGGATGTGACGATGAGCGCATATAGGGCAGGTATGACCGTCCTCAGACTGAGCAGTTGCCCAATCCAATGCACGTTCGATATCCGCACTATCGTTGGTTGCCACCGACTTTTCCTTCGCCTCTTTCGCGGCGTTAGCTTGCGCTTTCACCGACGATTCCTGGGGTTGCGTTTCAGCCATTAGCCCTGCTCCTTGATCATTGCATTAAGGTCTTGGCCGGTGGAATCACCGGCAGTATTACGCCCTAATCGTTCGAGCGTCTTCATGTCGTTTTTTTCGACTAGACCTCGCAAAGATCGAAAGCGGGTGGCGGCATCGCGCAACTGCCCCTGCTCTGCTTCCCGTGCTTGGTTGCTGTTGCCGTTTTGCCCCGGTGCAACGGGAGTATTGCTACCCACCGTACGCCGTTGCGAATACGGCTTTACTTGCCCACCCTTAATCTCATCCATGACGATCTTAGACATCAGTAGGTCCATATTGGCCGGGTTCTCTGCCCACTGCGGCTGGGACTGCAAAGCACTTGCCACCTTGCCTGTAATCCGTTCCGCGTCTTCCGGGCCGATCATACCCTTGCCCACCATATCTTGAACTTGGTTAGATACGTGAAACGTACTCTGGATAGAGCCCGTCTGTTTGTTCACGTAATCTTTTACCTCGCTCATTATCTCGTCTTTGGACGCTACGCCTTGCTTGCCGATCTTGTGGTTGAAATGTCGGTCAAGCATTTCGTATACCTTGCCGCCGGTCTCGTCATCACCCAACATCTGCTTGATGTATAGTTCTTCCGAGTCCGGTTCGGTGCTGGCTGGTTCCTGGGTCTGCTGTTGTGTTTGTTGCTGTTGGACCCCTTGAGCAAACTGCTGCCACTGCGCTTCCCGTTGCCGAAAAGCCTCTTGCATTTTGCCCAAGTTTTGTTGGGCCTCATTTTTTTGCGAGTTAACCTCTTTAAAGCGGTCGTACGGTATCGGTCCTTGTTCGGACTGATCTGACGCGTCAGTGGGCGTTACCGAACCGTTGTCCACTTGTTGGGAGGACGAATCCCCATAATCGTCCGAGGCAGAGGCGGATGAGTCCCCTGCTTGGCCTTCATCCAGATGTGCTTCAGACATTACATTTTGCCTTCAGGACAAGGAAACGTCCGGTGTAGGAGACCGAGGGATAGTGGTAGAGGCACTCCCCCCGATCCGGTCCTCTACACCGGACGATATAGTTAAATTTTTACTCTACGAATGCTACGGTACTGCTAGTACATCTTGCGCTTGGGGGCAGACGAGTTCTTCGCCTTGGTCCCCTTGGTGCCGCCTTTGTTGGACTTGGACGCCTTACGGGGCGTCTTCGATCCATACATTTTGTTGCCTTCTGGCATTATGCACCTCCTAGGTTAGGTGACAGGTTGCCGTGCAGTTTTAAGTTCGTGTTGCACGATGGTAAATCGCTTCTCGTCCATGCCTCTAAATACCACCACCGGCTCGTCCCCACGATGAAAAGAAACCAAGAAGTATTGCCCGTGGTTGATCATGTTGCGGGCAACGGTGTCTTGGACTTTAGGATCTAAACCGGGTTCGATCACTATCGACCTCTGCGAATAGCATCCATCAAACTAACAGGCGTTTGCGACCCATAATTGGACGGCGGACCGTCTCCATACCCACTGCCCGGTCTTGGCATCTGCGTGACCTGTCCAGTGCTTCGGTCAAGGACATAGCGCATATCGCCGATATCGGTATACCCATTCTGCTGTAGTTCCATTTCTTGACCACTGGAGAGTCCTGAGAATTTACCACCAATCTGTCCAGTGCCCATTGACGAACCTCTCCCCCATCCCCTACCGGCGTAATCGGGCATAGACGGACCAAATGCACCATGAATTGGGATTGGGGGTGCATTCCTGATGCCCCGTATGGTGCCCGGTGCCGGTCTCTGAGACATTTGCCTTCCATACTGACTGCCCCTGCCCTGTTGCATAGCTTGCATCAATTGTTCTACTTCCCTAGGATTCACTGCTGCGCCAGTCATTTGTCTGCGTTGTTGATCGGTAAAGTTTGGCATTGTGTTTCTCCTACAGGTCTCGCGCCTGTTCGGCTTTATGAATCAAAAACTTGATCGTGCGCTGTATGCCGTCGATGATTCCGGCTTGATGTTTGATTTCCTCTATCGTGCCCGTGCGTGTGATGTCGATCAGTTGCCCTATTTCTTTTGCCTCCATTCCTCCGAGCTCCGTCAGCATATCCTTCCACGTATTATGCGTGGTGAAGTCGCGCCACTCACGCTTGCGTTTGGGATCTTTCAACTCGTCGGGAAGGTTGGCGGGTTAGGGATCGATGATTGAGGCTGTTGGTCTGCGCCCAGGCCGGGTATGTTACCACCGGACTGATTCATTATCTGCGCCATCATACGGTCCTGGCCGCCGGGGGCCGGACCGCCGCCTCCTTGGCCCGGTTGCCCCGGTTGCCCCGGCTGGTTCGGTTGTCCCGGTTGCCCACCCTGCTCCTGACCCATTGCCTGTTGCTGTTGCATCTGCGCTTGCAGTTGCTTGGCTTGTACCTGCCGCTGGTGCAGAGCAAAATGAGCCATATAGCCTTCTTCGTTGGGGCGTCCTAGCGCATTGTATTCGGTCGAGTTCATAAACTCCATCAACTGCGAAAGGTGCTCTTGGTCGTTGTCGGACGGATGGACCGGCGCAGGGGCATTGATGCCGTAGAGGAACTGCGCCATTTCGCCATTCTCTTCGTCTTGCGACCGGGGGTTGGTCTGCGCTATAGCCGCCTTGGGACCGATATAGGTCTCCGGGTCGCGTATGCCAATGCTCCGCAGATAGTACGCCTCGATCTCCCACCGTCTGCCCGGATCTTGGTTGACCAGTGGCGATGCTGCCGCCATCTGTAGCATCGCCTGTGCCTGTTGTTGTTGTACCTGCGCCGAGTACGACCCTTGATTAGCCCCTAGCCGAAAGTCGTACTCGCCTTGCATCCATAGGGCATCGCGGTTTAGATCCATCGTCTGCGGTCCACTCTCACCCTGCAAGCGAAAGACCCGGCCCTCTGGACCGTACTGCATTTCGAGATCATAGATAAACCGGCAGAGGAAAGAGAAACTCTCCGCGTCTTGGTTGAGTATCTCACTCGTCCGCGCCAGTGCTTCCTGTTGCGTGCCAACAAAACCCGTAGCATGACGAGCGGCTGCACCCCGCGTAGGCGAGATTCCCAGGAACAGGTCCGTAACGCCGACCACCCGTTCGACCAGCGTGTAGAGCATCTGCTCTTCCTGATGGTAAAAAGTGGTGACGTTGTTCATCGCGGCGAACTGCACATCGCCAATATTATCTACCGGTATGCCTTTGAGCGGGCGCAGTTCAACCTCGTCCGGGTCAAAGGCGGCAGAGGCGCGATAAAAGAAGAAGGGCAAGTTGGTAGCAAACCCGACATCCAGCCTCATATTGTGGATAGTGTCGAGCTCCGCAGACAGGTGCTGTACGATCTCCATAATGCCCATCGAATAGAATCGGGTGGAGACCGTTTGGTAATGCATTTCGAGCAAGGGACGATGACCTCTAAAGTAGAGGTCTGCCAGCCGGAAAGCCCCCAAGACCATCTTGGGAGACCGGGATACGAAGATCACCATTTCCTCGTCGTTGCCGGTATCCGGGTCCGGGTAGGCACCAAAGTAGGTCAGTATCTCAAATTCGGGATTGGGGCGGGCCGAGGCTTTGTCGTGAGAAGACTGAGACCGGTTGAGTCCATCGCGCCCATCTTGCTGGCGCACCCTCCGGTTGTTCTGCCCGGTCCCGCCGGTATTAGACCGATCTTGGGAAGGGGCCGCGTTGACCCAGTAATCGCGGTCCTCGTCATCGATCTCTATGTAGGCCGATTGTGCCTTTTTGAAGAGTAGTGAAAGAGGTTCCCACTGCCGGACGATGACCCAATCGGCCCCACCGGGGTTGGAGGGTCGGTTCGGTTGGCAGTTCATGGCGGAGGTAGGCACGACGAAATCGTCCCACTCCAGCGGGGTCATCACCGGACCATCGTAGAGGATACCCTCTTCTTCGCGTATCTGCTCCGAGTCTATAAGACGAGCGACTCCGTCCTCATCTTCGACAACCTCTGGTACAATATCCTTAGTGCGATACGTGTAGGTATCCGCCGCGTAGGACAGTAGCGACACAGAGCACCCGTGGATAAGGCGTATCTTAGACGCCCTATTCCATAATGCCCGCGCATTCATCCGCTTGGCCTGCAAGTCCCACTCTACAAGATTAGCCGCCTTTTTGAAAACTTCTTGATCAGCATCCTCTTCCGCGAGTCCACCGACGAGGGGCGTCTGGTTATATACACCGGCAGTAAGGCGCACATTGACCGAGTCCACAAGCCAGTACGGCATCTGTACGTGGAGGTCCGCAGATCCTTCCCAGGGACCAGAGCGAGGTTCCGTCTTACCCCGGAACATCTGGTCGTATAGTTCGTGCTTGCCCTCCCACTCCATCCGCCCCTGGATACCGTCATCGTAGAGGTCTCCGACGAGGTCAAGGATCTTATCCTTGTCTTCCTCGCTGAACCGGATGGGTTCGGGCGTTGCGAATTGAGGTGCCGCCATACTATCGACGCGTTTTTCTTGGGGACGCCGAAATAGGCGTTTGTCCCATAGTCGATCCCATTAGTTCATTGAGTCTGCCCAACGTGACGGGATCTTGCCGATTAAACCAATCGTACATTGGATTATTAAATTCCCAATTCCTATGCTGACCGTATTGTACCGGGGTGCCACCTTGCATATTGTTCATAGACCGCAGCGTTCGCATGACCGCTTGTGTTTCATCCGTTGTCATGCGCCCGCCTGGGCCGACAGGCACCGGAATTTGCGACTGCGGAAAATAGGAACCCATTGCTGCCATGTTGTTGGGACGGTCTATGCCCGGACCCGTGACGTTTACATACGGATGTTCTTTCCCAACTTGATTCCGATAATCTAGGGCAATGCCCACATTATCCGAGGGTCTCGCACTCTGGCCGGGCATCCGCCGAACTTGACGCCCCCACCGATCATAGTATTGGCTATTATCTGCCATACTATCGACTTACGGGGTCTGCCCAAGAACTTGTCAAGTGCTTTTTGGGGGTCTTTTTCCGACAACAGGACGAGCAACACCGTATTTTTTGCATAATTTGTGCAAATATGACTGCGTAATGCCCAATGCTCTGGCTGCACCGGCGTTGGTTGGATACATTTTGCATACCCGCCGCAGTTGGTCTTCTGTCACGCTACTTAGCAGTTTCACTGATCAACCCCGCAGAGAGATATATGTCAGCAACTTGCGCTCGTATTGATGGAGGGAGGGTCCACCAGTGCCGAGCGTCCCCGTTGTTTTCCAGCGCATCCAGCCCATTGTAGAGGCGCTCGATGCGATGCTGGCGCAATGCTGCGGGGTCCAGCCGTATCGCCTCTGAGTGGTCTCTCTCCCACTCCATGTGCGTCGCATCGACCTCCGTCCAATCCAGCTTGTTGTAGAGTTCAGTCAGTGTCATTAGTAGCCTGTGACGGGGTTACCCTGCTCTGCTTCCTTGACCGGCCCCTCCGCTTTGGTGGTCTTAGGCATGGACCGATCCAGGCCCGTCACCGCGCACCATAGGGGGCGGCAGAGGGGTAGCAGCCCCTGCCGAACTGCGGTGCGGGTGCGGGCCGTGGGGAAATCAGCGGGGAAGAGCAGTTTGTGTATAGGGCGTCCCATAGGACCGGGCCTGTCGGTGAGTGCTTTGTTGGTGGCAGGGTCTAAGACCTCCGTAGATAGGAGCAGTTCGAGGTCGCCGTGGAGGATAGCGGCACCGGGCACCTTGACCTCCGTCAGTCCCGCCTTATTGGCCGAATCGACGTAGGTGGGCCAGCGTTCGCGGTTGACGAAAGGGTCTTGAAACTGATACCAGCACAACCCCTCATGGCGTCTAGCCGCATCGACGAGCGCATCGGGATGGTCCGGCATGAAAGCCATATGAGTCAGGTAGCGATCCTTGAATTCGACCGCTTGTTCAAATAATTCAGCCGGTGTGCGCGGTTCAGCCTCATCCAGCACCACGTACAACCGCTCTGGTCTCCCTTTACGATCCGGGTGCCAGTAGGTGCGCTCCCCCACCACGCAGATAAAGGCTACCTGGTCTTCGATACCCATGCCGATGGCAGTACGAGACAATTCATAGCGAAAAATCTCGCCATCGGTCCGGTTTTGCTTCCGATCTTCCGGTTCTAGGTGGTAGACAACCTCTATCTGCCGGTTACGATGCTGGCTGGTCAGGTGTATCATGTTAGGGTACTCCGACAAGGGACCGCGAATGGGTCTCCTCGTTAAAAACCGGGTGATTAAGGTAGCCTACGTCTGCTGTAGCCCCCGACAACGCCATTGCTATCGCCACCACCGCATCGATCTGCCGCGATTGGCGTCTTTTGATGATGCGCCACCCTCGTTCGGTGTTTTGTGCTGCCGCCCAGGAAAAGTGAGACCGTAGTTCGGAATCCGCATAAAAGAGCAGGGTGCCGTTTTTGATGTGGGTGTCCAACGTATTGGCGAATTCCACCATTTCGGTCTGCTGGTTGACCTCTCTGACCATCCGTTCATACCCGGCATCGGCTAATCGTTGCGCTTCAGAAGCGAACTGGTAGGGGTCGTACTGTATCTGAGCGATTCGTTGCGTTTCGAGCAGTTTTATCAACAATTCGACCACCGTCTTGTGGATATTGACCGGTGGCTTCCAAATCTTACACCCCCACAGATGATACTGGTTACGGAAAGGGTGCTTGTAGACCGCCGCAACCGCAGACGTGTCCCGTTTAGTGGCGATATCAACACCTACGTGGAGGATGGGGTCTTCGATGATCATGTTAGTCCAAACGACGATAAGGGGTTTAACGCTTCCTGTGGTACGAAAAAGGCGGGTCTGCCGGTGTGGGTTGCCCAATGCTTTAAATTTTTGCCCTCAAACCCTTGTATCCAGCCGCGCACCTCGTAGTCGGGGGCACTGCCGGTAACCAGCAGAAAGAGGTCTTCATTGGGATCGTCCTTATGGAGGATAAGCGACCCGTCCGGGTAGCTGGTGGTCCGCACTTGATGCTGGCCGACATCCTTGGCTTTATGGTTGCCTATCGCCCCGTTCCAATATATTCCCAAGGCTTTAGCTACTGCCGCCTCGCCACACGCACCCTCTATATGGGTTGACCATGCTTGGGACGGGTCGGCCCCATGCCGATGCGTACGCCCATCGCGTAGGTTGGTGCATTGCCGTAGGCACCCCACATTAGCCGCCATGTACAGTTCAGCCGGCGTAAGGCTCACTTTCATCGTACGATCATCCTCCCCCTGGTGGTCATATCGCGGGCTAGTGGTCCGTAGTCTGGATGGTGGAGTAGGTTGGTCAGTTCGACCCGCTCAAGGTGGCGGTCGTGGAAACCCACCGTCCCATGATCGGTGGTGTTGACGAGCGAGAGAGGGTAGTCATGCTGCTGGAAGTGAAGGAGTCCATCAAATCCGGGTAACGCCATCCACACACTCGCCTTGACCACCGGGTTGGGTGACGCGACAAAGGGATATCGAGGCTTGCTCTCCACGCGTATGATCTGCTCCGGTATCGCCTCACCAAACGAGTCGGTGCCGCGCACCAGATAAAATGCACCCACTTCAACGTGACTCGTTTTCTCCGGGCCGTACTTAGCCACCTGTATTGCTGTGGTCATTGCGCGTCCTTTATCCTAGTACCCAACCAATAGGCGATCTGCGGTACAATGGCATTGCCTAGTCCTCTAAGACGGTCCACTCGTCTGGATACCCCATGAGCCACTCTACCCACGTCGGGTTCAACGACCCACCCTGGGTGGTACCCGTCGGTTCGTTCGCATACACCTTCCGGGGCAACTGATCCGTCCGGTCCCGATGCGACCCGTCCGCATTCGTTGCCGACTGCGCCATGCCGGGCGTGTCCTTCCAATCGCGGGCCGATGGCGTGGGCCAATTCTTCTGCGGATTCTCCGACATCGAGTCCTGTACCGCCGCGCCGATGTTCCACCCGTGGGTGCCGTCTACATGGGACGGCGCTACCCCCTCCCCGCCCGTCATCGACGTGGGGGTGGGCCACTGGCGTACCTGATCTTGTAGGTTGACCGTGTGGCCGCCGCTTGTCCTCTCCTCCATTGTCGATGCGTTCTTCCAGTTGTTTGCGTGGGGTGTCCTCCACTACTGTTCCGCCTTCGCCACCTTGACCCGCAGCGACTCCTTGGTGCCTACGTGATCGGTGGTCAGTTCCCAATCCGTCACCGTCCCACGCTTCGCCTCTTGCGCCAGTGGGGTAGGCCACAATCCAGAGGCGTTGTCGGAGGTGGGGCGCGCCGACATCTTGCGCGGATATAACGTCCCACTCCGCATCATACCCGATTTCGGAAAGCGATCCGAGAACTCTATCGAATCCCCGAATAAGGAGGTTTGGGACGTTCTCCACGATGACGTATCGGGGTCGTAACTCGCCCACGATACGCCGCATTTCCCACCAAAGACTCGAGCGTTCACCGTCCAACCCCGCCTGTTTGCCCGCAAGACTGATGTCCTGACAGGGAAAGCCGCCGCAGATCACATCGACGGGTTCGAGGTTGTGGAGTCCGCAGTCGCGTATATCCGCGAAACGCGTCGCATCGGGCCAATGCTTCGCCAGCACCTTCCGGCACCACTCGTCCAATTCGACTTGCCATACGATATCGTAACCCGCCCAGGAGAGGCCGAGGTCGAAGCCGCCGATACCGGCGAACAGCGAACCGACCCTCATACAAGGAGACCCTCCATACGGTTGGTAAGACCCTCCGCTTCCCCACGCGCCACCAACTGGTCGTAGAGTTCCATATCGATATACGACTCCAAGCCCGTCGTCCATCGGTTCTCCCAGATACGCAAATACTCCGACGCCCGCCCCTTCAAGGCGGGGTCGCTTTTCGCCTGTTCCATGAATTCGGGGGTATGC